CTCGCTGTTAGAGGGCGTCTCCTGAGTGTACTAACACTCTGGACACCAGCTCCTCGCAAAACACCACCTCTCTGGCGTCGTCGTCGTCGCCGTGCGCGTTTGCGTGCTCCAGAAACACCACGCACAGCGTATCTACCAATATCGTAGGCCGTGTTGAAGGCAGCCATGGCAGCTGCCTCTTCCGGCTGTACCATCATTGGTCTACTACCCGAAGGTTTGTAGGCCACTATCTTTCTATCATTAAAATCACTCATTATGTCGTTTTTACTACTTCCAGCCCGACGCCCTTCCAACCACCCTTCGGACTTAATAATTATCGATTTCATGGAAGAGTTGGAAGGCAGTGCTTTTCATAACACACTTAATAGTGGTCATCTGGCTAATTTCTAGCTCAGCTTCAGCAACAATACCTTCAGTCAAACGATAATTATCGTAGAATTGTGCAATGCCCTCTTCGTTAAGGCGATCGCACTTGCCCCAGTGAGATATCCGTTTGTCAATGCAACGATTCAAACTAGCAATAGTTCGGTACTTTGGTGTGTGTTGGTTGCAGACATTTTCAGAAATCTCAATTATTTTATCCAGCAACTTTGTCATAACTGGGACGTTGACAAACATCTGACGGAGTCCGATAGCCACCACTTTTGCATAGTAGTGTGAGTCATGTTCATTAAACATACGACCAGCATACCTAACAAATGCTCTTTGTAATATGCGGCCGGGTCTTGGTAACATGACAATAGTCGGCTCATCATTTGTGTCAATGCCGTCATAAGGACGACGTCTTAAAAATTCCACATTGTAAAAGTCTTCCCCATGAAGTACACCTGTGGCTGGTAGCCCTATCCTCGAAAATGCTTCCCAGCCGGCTACTGCCGCCTGATAAGGGCCGGCAGTTGATTGCAGAAACATATCGTCGCCCAATAAGTGGAGTACAAAACTCCTGTCCATTAGCCACTGTTTGACCTGGGATACACTTGACCCCAATGTCAAAACAGATAACTGGGCAAAAATGTTGTTTATGGTGTTTCCACAAGAGGTATTTGGCATACCACTAGCCCTGGTGCCCTCTCCCCAATACTCGATAGCTCCTTCTGTTTCTCTGCAGCTAATATAACCATGTGTGGTATTCTGTCTTCTAATCCATTGAATTACTCGACCCTTTCCTGGGAATGGTGCCAACAAATAATCATAAACTCTGGCTTCCATGTCAAGTAATTGT